GTAGGCGCTGTTGTAGCTTTCGCTGCTGCTGTCCTCGCTTTGGTGGTATTCGATATGTCCGCCCACATCCCAGTAATGGAACGGGTCAAAAATACCGCTGCACTCAAAGCTGGTCACAAAGCCGCCGCTCTTGGTGTACTTGTGCGTCACCTTGTCCACAAAGTATTTGCCGTTGATTCCTCCGTTCAGGCCATCCCCGTACCCGGTCAGGCGCAGGTTGTTTCCGGCGCTCACGCCCCAGTTGCCCATAACGGAAAATTTCAGCTTCACTCTGCCGTGGTTGGCATTGTTGATCTCGGCGCAAAGCTGTACGCTTGCGTCGTAAACGCTGGTGGCGCGGCGGTTCACATTCTTTGTGTGGTTGCCGCCGCCTACGCTGCACACAATGTCCAAATCCTTGTCGGCGTCGGTGTAGGTAAAATACCCGCCGGTATAGGTGCCGGACAGGGTCGTGTTGTAACTCAAGCTGCCGGGTATAATGTTCGTGCGGTCAAAGTCCTGCACGGCTCGTTTTCCCTTGTAGCGCTCCCGGTCATATACCCACAGCCGCTTTGCGTACACTTTTAAGATCAGACCGTAGTTTTTGCAAAGGGTGTTGTAGTAGCTGCTGTCGGTGCCGTCCTGTTCGTCGCACTCTATGTCGTAATCGTCTGCGTCATAGGTGAACCCCAGCCCGTACCGCCCGGCAATGCTTTCCCCAATTCGCTTTATGGAGGTGTTCTTCCAAATGGTTTCCCGCTCCAACTCGCTAAAATCGGTGTCGCTCGGCTTGCTCACACCGCCCACCTGTAAAGTGGTCGGCGCGTCTTGGTAAGCCACATCGTCAAGGATAAATAGCCCGCACTCCATCACATGGGTGTCACCGGGGCCGTTCCAATCCCGCCCGATAATGCGCGGGCGCAGGGTCGCGCCCTCCTGCGGCAGCCAGCCGTGCAGCCATTCACTGTCCTGTGCGTCCAGCGTAATGTCTATGCTGTCGCTGTCGTCGGCGGCATTGTCAACATAGGTCAGGCTCTCGATCTCCGCGCCTACCTGCCCGGCAAAGGGGGCATTGTTGTAGGTTACATCCAATTCAACCCGTCTGCCGTTATTCATAGCTTGCCTCGTACTTCCACGGTGGCAGCAGTCCGTCGCGCTCCTCCTCCAAAACCGGGGTGGCAAGCACCACCCCGGCCTCAAAAAGGAAAGTGTCGATCTGCTGCGGGTTGGCCGCCATCAGAATGTCCGCATGGTATTCACTGCCGTACACCTGCTTTGCAATCACATCCCAAGTGTCACCGCTCTTTGTTGTGTATGCCATATCGTTTCTCCTGTCAGTAGGCCGTCCGCGCCTTCCGGCGCATCATTTGTTCGTACCAAAGTTCAAACCGCTGCTGCGCGTCGTCCAAAACGCTTTCCAGCACAGCCCGGTCAGCGTTGCCCTGCACGGTGATCTGCGGCGCAAATACAACCTGCCCGCCGCCGTCCGGGGTTCCGCCGCCGTCCTGTTCCGGCTGCGGCTTGCCGGTGTCGATCTCTTGCAGCTCCACAGCGTTGTTACCCTGCGTCGCCTCAAGCTTCGCCAGCTCCACCGCACCGCCGCCATCGGCATACGGTACACCTGCCGCCACGGCGGCCTGCTCTTCGCTTACCCCCAGCATACGGCCCGCCTGCGTCCAAGTGTTGATGTTGTCGCTGCGTACTCCGCGCTGGAAACTGATTACCGCCTCGGTTCCGGCTTCACCAGCGATAGAAACACCGTCCGTAAAGCCGCCCCTTGCCAGCATGGGCAGGGTTGGTATATTGACGGAAAAGCTCTTGCCGCCAAGTATGGGCACCCATTCCGGGATAGTCAGGCCCAAACCGTTAATGCCGGAAATCGCCTTGTTGATGATCGCAATAACGGCGTTCAGCGGCGCTTTGCACAGCGCTACCAGTCCGTCGAAAGCAGAGCCGAAAATCTGTTTGATTCCCTCCCACGCTTGGCTCCAACTGCCGGAGAACACCCCGGTAATAAAAGTAATCAAGCCTTGGAAGATTCCCTGAATTGCACTCATAACTGCGCTGATTCCTGCACTGAACGCTTCAAACCCGGCCAGCAGTGCGGGCACAACCACGCTGCCAATGGTCATAATTACGGTAATAATGCCCTGTATGATCGGCATTGCCGCCTGAATGGCGCTGCCAATGATCTGCATACCCGTCATAACCGCACTGCCAATATTGGAAATTATGCTGGCTATCGTCGGCGCTGCCGCCGTAAAGGTCTGCAAAATAATGGGCAGCACCGTACCCGTGATAAAGGCAAACACATCCTGTATGATCGGCTTGACCGTGCCCGCCGCAAAGGTCATGATTTGCCCAACCACACCCATGATGGATTGCAGGATAGTCACCACGCCGCCAAAGGCTGCGCCTGCGTTCTCACCAAACAGGTTTGTGATCGTGTTCTGCAGGGGGGCCAGCGCAGCGGCTACGCCGCCCTCGCTGAAAAGCCCTGTCACAAAGTCGGCCACGCCTTGCAGTTTGCCGGTGAACGCATCAAATACCTGCCCGCCGGTTTCACCAAACACATTCACGACTATGCCGCGTATGTCCTCCAAGTGGTCGCCCAAAATGCTTACCACGGCAATAATGCCGCTGATCGCAGCAATTACCGGGGCTGCCCCGGCAAACAGGCTACCAAAGCCTCCTGCCACCGGCCCCCAAACGCTGCCCAGCAGTCCAGCCCCGGCTCCGGCAAAGTTGCCCAGCGCACCCAAGGCATTAGAGCCAACGCTCACCACGCCCTTTGCCACGCCGCCAACCTTGCCCGCCGCGCCGCCGATTGCCTGCCCCACGCCGCTGTTCGCTACGGTGGAGATCGCATTCCCGGCTTTTCCGGCCACCCAGCCAGCACCGTTCTGTGCAAGCCCCTTGGCACCGCTCACAAGGTTGGTCAAACCCAAGCCCTCCGGCCCCGCAATGCCCGCAAGGATTTCTTTGCTCACACCAATGGTGCCCTTGCCGAAACCTACGATCTTGCTGCCGATGGTGGTATTCGCCACACTCCCGGCTGCCGCACGGATTCCGCCAAAATACTGCCCTATGGGGCTGCTCGTCGCAGCGTTCTTTGCCATCCCCAGCAGTCCTCCGCCTTGCTTTGCGTCGGTGATCTGCCCGGCCACGCCCATAAGGCCCTGCATAAACTTGTAGTCGGTGCCCTTTTGGTTTGTCAGCGTTCCACGGTTTTTAATGCCAAAGTAAGCACCAATGGCGCTGTTCTCCAACCGCTGCATAAAGCTGCCGCTCCCGTTACTGGTAACGGCTCCCCACTGCGTCCGTGTCATGTTGGAGTTTGCCATTGTCGCGCCAACGCCTGCGGCCTCGGCCACATTGCTGATCGTGCCAACGGCATTGCCCGCAAACTTCTGTCCGCCGGTGAACAAACTGCCCACCGCGCCCAGCAGGCCGCCGCTTCTCTCGCTGCCGCCCGCCGCCACGCCAAGCCCGCCGCTCTCACCAAACAGCAGGCTCCCGGCTCCCTCCAAAAGATTCCCGGCCAGCGGCGCAAACTTCATGGCCGCAAAGGTTCCGGCCAACCCGCCAAGGATTCCGGCCACCTGCGGCCCGTTGTCTGCTACATAGTCCAGCGTCTTTTGCACATAGGGCAGGGCTGCTTGCAGCGCGTCGCCCAGCTTGGAAATACCGGCGCTCAACAGGTCGGCCAGCGTTCCGGCCAGCGTTTGCAGCTGCGGCATATCCTTACGCACACCGTTCATCAGGTCGATCACAGCCAGCGACAAGGTTTTCTTCACGGGCAAAAACTCCGTGCCAATGTCCTGCTTTAGCGCTGTCACGGAGTTTTTCACCATCGTGTCAATGCTTTCGCTGGTGCTGGCCTGAATAATAAACTCCCGCTCCATACTGCCGGTGTACAGGCTTGGGTCGCTCACCATTGCAAGCGCCTTTTCGTAAGCGCCTAAATTGTTTGTGATCTTTGCGCCGCCCTCAATGGCCCACTGCCCAAACAGGGTGCTAAGTGCAGCAACCTTGCGTTCGTCCGGCATATCCTGCAAAGCGGTAAAAACTTCTTTCAAGGTGCCCACGCCGTCGGTCTGCATACTCTTGGCTATGCCCTCGGCGGTAAAGCCCAGCTCCTCCCACATTTCCTTTTGGGCCTTGGTAGCGTTGCTGCCCTTGCTCAAATTGGTGTAAATGCGGGAAATGCTCGTGCCTACCCGGTCAGTGGCAACGCCGGTAGCCTGCATGGCCGTTGCCATAGCGGCAGTAGCCGCCGGGTCAACGCCTGCAATCTGGCCCATCGACGCCGCGCTGTTCACGCTCTGTGCAATTTCTCCTGCCGTGGTTGCGTTATGGGCACCAAGGTAGTTGATTTGGTCTAACAGGGTCATAACCTGTTTGTGGTCAAAGTTGAAGCTGGCCTCCCACTTTGCCACATAGTTGCCGGCGGTCTGGTCGTCCAAGTCCATAGCCGTTGCGGCCACAGCAGTATCACGCAGATACCCCGTTGTTAGCTGCTTGTCTACCCCAATTCCCGATTGGCCCAGCGCGGCGCTCATGGCCGTTAGCTGGTCGGTGGTTCGCGGTATCTCGGTACTAAGGTCTTGGATATAGGTTTTCAGTGCGCCGTAGTTCTGCTTAAAGGTCTTGCCGTTGTCGGCAATCGCGTCACTCACCGCACCGCTGGCGTCCGCCAAGCCGTCCACATAGCGCACCACGGGGGCCATGGCGCTTTCAAGCGCCTGTGCCTCCTTGGTGCAGCCCGCAATGCCCACCGCTGCGGCGGTGGCAACCGCGCCCATAGTGGCAAGGCCGACGGTGCCAATGTTGCTTATGCTCTTGGTTAAACTGCCAATTTTGCTTTGTGTACCATTGATCGCCGCCGTCAGGCTTTTGTCCATCCGGCCCGCGATCTTGATACTAAGCTCTAATGTTTTGCTCGTCGCCATTCCTCCGCCACCTCGTCGTTCAGCTTGGCGAACTCACGGGTCGGCAAATTCAGGTAAAAATCAACGCCTGTCCGCGTCACAGCGGCAAGGCGTATGGCGGCCTTGCGTAATGCTTTCGCGCCGCCCTTTACTCGAAAAAACCCGCGTCGTTCACGGCGTTTTTAATTTTCAGCACTTCGTACAGCGGCAGCCCGGTAAAGAACTCCTCCGGCAAGCCCGTTGCCATTCCGGCAAGGATACAGGCGTACAGGTAGTTGTAGCTGGTGTCCGTCACCATAAAGCCCGCGCGGGTCAGGCGGTTTTCCGCCGCGCTCTCGTTCAGGCTGTTCAGGTCTGCAACGCCGTTCAGGTCAATCTCCGTGTACTGCTTGCCCTCAAAGTAGTAGGGCTTTTCCAGCCGCATAATGTGGTTCTCGGTGTTGCTGTCCACATTCATGTACCCCATCACCATGCCGTAGATTCTGCGGGAAACGCTGCGCGGTGCCAACTTGAAAAACTCAATCGGCAGGCCGGTGGCCTTGGCAGCCAAAATGCGCACAAAGGCGGTGGTGGTTTCGCACAGCAGCATGGCGGCAGGCTCCCGCTCGTTGAAAAGCTGCCGCTGCGCGTTGATCGCGTCCTGCACGGTCAGCTTGTCCAGCCCGGCAAGGTCGATCTCCGCATACTCCTTGCCCTCAAAAACATAAGGGCGGTTCAGCTTCAAAAGGTACTGGTTTTCGGTCTTAGGTGCCGTCGCCTCGGCTTTCTCCTCGGTTGCCACGGTCATATTCTTTTCTTCTGCCATAATGTACAGCTCCTTTTCAGTGTGTCAGTGCTTCTCAAAAATAAAAGCATACCCGCCTCCGGCTCATTCCGGGGGCGGGTTCATGCTCTTGGGGTTGTTTGGGTTAGATCAGGCTGCGCACCTTTGCCAGCATATCCACACCCTTGACCTTGTAAACGCCGTTCAGCTTGTCGATTTCGATAAGCTGCTCACCGTCAACCTCGATCATAATGTAGGTCAGCTCCAGCGTAACGGTGGCCTCCATGCCCTCGCTTTTCTCGATCTTGCCGGGCTTGAACTTCTTCACGCGGGCCATCTCGACCACGCGCAGGCCCTTAAAGTCATAGCCGCCGCTCTTGTCGTACACCTGCTGCGCTGCGCGGAAAGTCAGGTTTACCACGCTCATGGGGCTAAGCATATCAACCGCGCTGGAATACAGCGTGTTAAACTGCACCGTCTGTTCAAAGCTCTCCCACTGGCCGATAGTGGGGCTGTCCACCTCACCGCCGATACCAAAGCCCTCCACGGTGCCGGTTTTCATGTTGATCTCCGGCAGGTCAACGCTGGCGGCAACGCCGATCATCCGCGTACCGTCAAGGTAGGCGTTCGCGTCGTTGATTTTCTCCGGGATATAATTGTTGCTAATCATAGCTCTGTACCTCCTTTATCAGCTCAAAGCCGTGGTCAGTGCGTCCGGGTCAAACTCGATAACATCCTCGATGTCCTCCGCCGGGGTGTAGGGGGTGATATACTGGTGGAAAGTGATCTTGCCATCCAGCAGGTCGGCAGTGGTGTTCTCCGCCTCGTCGTAGATCACCTCATAGCGGGCGCACACGCCACGGGCCACAAAGCCGTTGCCGCGCACATTCTCGCTGTCCACAATAGCCTCGATCAACCGCTTGTTGGCGGGGCTGTCCACCTTGGAAAAGTAGGTCAGGATAAAGCTGTTCGCCGCCCAAGAAAGGAAGCGCCGCACACTGAACCATCTGTCTTTCGGGTCGGTATTGCCGGGGTATGCGGCGGTGTTGTTGCCCCACAGGCGGAAACCGCTCATGTTCAGGAAAGTGGCAACGCCAAAGCCGTTCACGGTGTTGGCCTGCTCTTGGTCAAGCACAACCTCGGTGCCGTCCGCAAGGCAGGCGGCGCTGATCGCCAGCGTCTTGTTGGACGGGCTTACATTCGGGGTGTCTGCGTTCACCGCGTCAGTGTAGGCGGTCAGGGCGGCGGCCAGTGCGCTGCCGCTGTAAACCACCTCGCCCACCTTGGCGCAGGGCCACACAGCATAGGCGTTCGCGTCGCTCACGGCCTGCGCCTCCTTGCGCTGCTTCACATCGGTGTATTTGGTAGCGCCGCTTGCAGTGCTGTCAATGTCCACAATGCACACAGCCTTGAACACGCCGTTGATCTCCTTGGTCTTGGCCTGCAGGGCGGCGGCCACGGTGGCGTCCATGCTAAAGCGCGGTGCCAGCAGAATGCCCGGCGTCATGGACAACTTGGGGTAAATCTGCCGCACCACTTCAAGGCCGGTTTCCTTGCCTGTGGCTGCGTCTACGCCGCCCACAATGTCGGCGGCCTTAACCTTGCTGGGGTCAAGTTTCTTGCCTGTCACGGTCAGGGTAGTGGCACTGGCTGCCTTGCCGCCTGCCAGCGGCACAATGTTCAGGGTGCCGTCGTTGTTAAAGCTGGCCGTGTAGTCGGTGTCGCGGGTCAGGGCAGTGCTGCCGCTTTTCACGGTCAGCTTGTCCAGCAGCACACCCACCACATCCAGCACGGCCACGCCGCTGTTCACCTGCACGGTGGTTTCGGCAATGTCTGCCGTGTGCTTGGCGGGGTCAAGCACATTGATAAGCACCAGCGGGCCGGTGCCCACAACGCTGAACGCCGCGCTGATACTCTCGCACAGGGTATAGGCGGCAAAGTCGTCATGGTAGCCCACGGCGGCCACAGCCTCCTTGTAGTTGTACGCCAGCAGCGGGGTATTCACGGCCTGCTCCGGGTGTTCCAGCATATTCACGGGCGCGGTGCCCACAACCACCTGCAAACCGGCGGTGCCGGTCACGGGGGCGGTCATACTGGTGGCCTGTTCGCTGGTATATACGCCATGTTTGTATGTAGCCATATCGGTTGTTCCTCCTTACAGTTCGTTTTTGATCTTGTTGTACAAAATGCTTTCCGCCGTTCCTGCCGTTTCCAGTGCCTTGCGCGTCTGTGCAAAGCGTTCCACCGGCACAAGCAGGTTCTTGGCCGCCGGGTGCTGCTTCACAAACTCGTCCAGCGCCGCCGGGGTGTTGCCGCTGGCGTACACGGTGTACTGCCGTGCCACGCCGCGCACGCTCGGCCCGCAGTAAACGCACGGGGTCTTGTGTTCGATCTTTGCTTCGGTTTCCCCGGTGATCTCCGGGGTGGTGGCCGCCTCGGCGGCCTGCTCCTGTTTCTTGGTCATAGGTACTCCTTTAACTGTTCATCCTGCGTCATGGCAGGTGCCGTGCAGGTCAGGGTACACGCTCCAAAGTAATAGGGGTGCGTGTCGTCCTCCTGCAACGCCCAAGTGATCGGCTTCAAAACGGTAAACGCGCCGCCAAAGTAGGGGGTCTTGCAAACTCGCTGGATAATGTCCTCTTTGATGTTCGCCACATCCTGCCAGCCCTCACGGTCAAGGCCGGTGTCATAGGCGCACACGATCAGGCTAAAGTCCACGGTCTGCGGGCTGTCGTCGTCCTCGATCTGTCCGCCAGTCATCCGCACCACAATGTAGGGTGCCTCGGCCTTGTCGGTGTCCACATCGGCATCATCACTCTGCGGTATGGGCAAGTCCTGCTTGTAGATTTTCAGTGCCTTGCGCCCCTCTTGGCCGCAAAACAGCTTACCCGCAAACAGTTCTTTCAGCATTTCGATCAGCGCGTCTTGGCAAAGCTGCGGGGTGCGGCCAATGTCCGCCCTCGCTGCCGTCGTTGTGTGATTTCTCATGGTGGCTCACTTCTTTCCGGCTCTCGCCAATACTCGCTCAACCTGTGCCTGCAACCGTTCTTGCAGGTATTCTTCCACGCTCGGCTCAACCTCCGGCCAAATGGTGTGGTGCATGGCGGTGGCGCTGGGGCTTCCCATTGTCACCAGCTTTTCCACATTGCCCTTGGCGTTCGTCCAGCGCTTGTACCCCTTGGCGGTGCGCGTATGGCTCGACTTGGAACCAATGCGCCGCTGCACCATACCCACATGGCCGCTGCTGAACTTCACCAAAAAGCCCTTGCTCATGCCGCCCGCGCCGGGCAGCGTTTTCATGCCGCTGGATTTTAATACCTTGGCTTTCCAAACGCTCGGCCCGTCCTTAAAGTCCATTCCGGTAAAGTGCGTCGGCACCGCCGGGCTGGTCTTAAAATAGCCAAGGTCGTTGCGCATTTTGGCAATGTGCAGCTCCGCCATCAAACTGCTGTTGCTGGCTTTCTTGCGCTGCACAAGGTCTTTCAGGTGCCGCCTGCCTGCGGCGTTCACGGCGTAACGGGTCTTTGCCTTGGCAACCATCAGCTTTCGCGCCTGCCGCGCTGTGGCGTTGATCGCCACTTTGGCCGCCGCCGGGGTTTTGCGTTTCAGGTCGCCAAGCGCCTGCTCTACCGTGTCCAGCCCCGCAACGGTAATGGTCAGGTTTCCGGCGCTGTAAGTAACATTGCTCACTGCCGTGTCCTCTCCATCGTCATGCGGTACACGCCGCTTTCCTCTTGGCAAAGGTTGATCGTGTAGGTGCGCTGGCTCTTGGTGCCCTTGTCAAGCACCAACTGCTTGCCAATCTTCGGCTTCGGCCCGTAGTCCTCCACCCGGATATACAGGATGGTGTGCGCCGTGTATAGGCCGGTGTCAAAGTTCTGCTTTGCCCCGGTCTCCCAATGCGCCGAATGTTCGCGCAAATCGTCGTCCTCTAAAACGATCAGCACATCTTTACCGTCAACGGTGTGGCGGTCTGCGTGTTCGTTTTCCTCAAAAAAGGCCGCGTCAATATCCGCCGCCACGCAGTCCTTGAATGTGGGCGGTGCCCACGGTGCTGCCGCCCCGCTCCCTGTATCCTGCTTTAGTTCAAACAGTGCCACGCTCTCACCTCCACAGTAAAAAGCCCCCGCCCGTCACCGGGCAGGGGGGTGCATATCAACAAACGGTGGCAACAAACCAACTGTCCACCTTGTCGGGGATGGGCAGCGGGCGGGCCTGCAATTCCAGCATACGGCGGTCAGGCTGGTGCTTCACAAAACTGCGCAGCAGGCGGTCAGTCTGTGCCGTGACCCACTGCTGGGTGCTATCCTCAATGTAGGTGCAGGCACCATAAGCCATCATGTAGTCGGGGTGGCTGGCGATCAGCACAACCTTGTTCTCCGGCACAAGGGGCAGGGTCTTGGGGGCGGCGGGGTCAGTCCAATCGTCCAAGTACACCTCGGCGTAGGTGTAAATGTCGATGTTGGGGCTGTTCAGGTGGCCCACATACTTCACGCCGTTGGGCAGGTCGCGCGGGTGAATAAGGCCCATTTCCACGCGGCGGTTGTCCAGCATTTTGCTGATCTTCTCGTCCGCAAGGAAATTGCGCAGCGCGGTTTTGCCCATGATTGCCATGTCCACATTGGCAAAGCCGTTGGTCAGCACCTTGTCGGCCCAGTCCTCCAAGTTGTCGCTGATCTTGGCGGCGCTCTTGCCCCACTGGGCGGTGCCGGTCAGGGTTTCGGTGTTGGTAAAGCCAAAGTCGATGATCTCATTCACGCCCTCGCCAACAACGGGAACTTGCCCGGTCACAATGGCCTGCACGGCCATCCACTCCTCGCGGCGGGTGGTGGCGTCGTTCAGGCGGCTGTACTCCTCCATCAACTGCTGTGCGCTGCGCTGGGCAGGGGTTTCACCGCTGTACAGATCTTCGCCGGGCATACGGGTCATGTAGCGGTCAGCGGTGGTAATGTCGCAGGGGTTCACCAGCGGGGGCTTGTAGCTCTCGGTCTTGTAGCCGCTGGCTTTCAGCACCTTGCCGCCAACACGCGGGTGGACAAAGGCCGCCATGCGGCGATCACCTTTCACAAGGTCAATATCCACGCGCTCGGTGGTAGACTTCTTCACATTGGTAAAGAAAGTGTCACGGAAAAAGGTATGCACAGGCGGTGCCTGTCTTACGACCTCCGCAAGATAGCGCGGGGTATAAATATTTACTTCGTTTGCCATGTTTGTTGCTCCTCCTTACTTCAAAAAGATACCGATGTTGCGCAGGGCAACTTCAATGTCGGCGGCGGTAACACCGTCAGGCAAAGCCAGCCCCTCCGCGAAAAACTCACCCGTCAGGTAAACCACCGCGTCCTCACCGCTGGCGGCGTCCTCGGCGGCAATGCCGTACAGGCCGGTCACATTCAGTGCGTTGCTGCCATCCACGGCGGCAAGGGGCTTTACCTTGCCACCGTCCAGCAGCACAAGGTTATGCGCGGCAATCGCAGCGCTGGCCTCCTTGGCGGCGGTCACAATGCCCACCGTCGTGCCCGCAATAAAATAGTCAGGCGTGGTGGAATAGGTCTTTTTCGCCAAATCCATGCTCATAGTCTTATCCTCCCTTACTGCTTCTTGCCAAGGCCCTTGATTGCGTCCATGAACTCGTCGGGCTTCTCACCGCCGGTGGGGGCGGGGGCGCTGCCCACGCTGTTCACGCCGCTGGCGTTTGCGCCCTGCTGCATGGTGTTCAGCCAAGCCGCGCCCTGCTCCTTGGCGTTCTTCATGGCGGCCTTGGCGTAGTCGCTGGCGCTCATGGGCTTATCGTACTTAGCCTCGTTGGTGATCTGCTCACTGCCGGGCAGGGCCATTTCCTCAATGTCGCGGATACGCTGCCGCTCCGCATTGGTAGCCCGCAGCGCCGCCGCCTGTTCGATCTGGTCAACCAGCGCGGGGTAAGCACCGCGCAGCTCGTCCACGGTCTTGATCTCGTTTGCCATGTTCGTGTCCTCCTTATGGCTGTTGTTTCCCGGCTTCTCCGCCGGGGTCGATGTATTTACAAAACCGCTGGCGGCGGGGGCTGCTGCCACGCTGTTCTGTACAAATTTGGGTGCCTTATCAAAAGGCAGGTTCATGTTTACGCTGTTCACAAACAGCAGGCCGCCCCGGTTCTCCACAACGGTTTTCTCTCCGTCGTCCACCAGTTCGTCCACAAAGCCGTTGGTCTTAGCCTCCTCGCCCGTCCACCAGCTTGTAGCGTCCATCCACGCGGCAACTTCGTCCTTTTCCCGGCCCGTCTTTTTGGTGTACAGGTTCAGGATGTTTTCGCGTATGGTATTCAGCGCACCAATGTACTGCTGCAAGGTCACGGCGTCGGCAAAATCAAAAATGCCCATCCGTACTGGGTGTATCATGTAGGTGCTGTCATTGGCTGCCACCACCTTGTCGCAGTGGCAGGCAATGATCGTGGCGGCGCTGGCACACAGCCCGTCAATGCGGGCCGTCACCTGCGCGGTGTGCTGTTCCAGCAAATTGCCAATGGTCTGTGCAGCAAACACATCACCGCCGCCGGAATTGATACGCACCGTCAGGCTCGTCAGCGGCCCCAGCGCGTTCAACTCATCGGCAAAGGTCTTGGGGGTCACTTCGTCGCCCCACCAACTGCTGTCCGAAATATCACCGTACAACAGCAGTTCCGCGCTGTCTGCCGCTTGGTTTCTAAACTGCCAAAACTTCTTAGGCATTGTCATTCCTCCTGTTGCCCGCCGGGCGGCTTTGCCTGCGGGTTCGTGATCTCGTCAACCTCCCGCTTGCGCTTGGCTTCGATCACGCGCTGGCGGATATTGCGGTTGTAGTCGCCGCCGGTCATGGTGGCGGTTTCCTCCTGCGCCGTGCTGAATCCGGCGTCCACACGCTTCACAGCGGCGTCCACCTCCTGCACGGGGTTCAGGTTGGTACGGGCCGGGCCGTTCCACGCGCAGGCGGTGTATGCCTTGCGGATTGCCGGGTCAGCAAAAAAGCCCGGTGCCGCAATGCGGCCCCGCGCCACTGCCTCGGCAAACCATTCCTCGTAGATCGGCTGGCAAAAATCATCGGTGAACCAATCGCGCTGCATACTGCAAGTGCGCCAAAACTCGTTCAGCGCACCACGCGCCGCGCTGTAGCTCGTCGTAAACTGTTTGAAGAGTACCTCCGGCGGGATTTCCAGCGCCGCGCCGATCTGCCGTATCAGCGCATTGGTAAAGGCGTCATACCCGGTGTTCGGGTGCTTTGGGTCTGCAAACTGCACATCCTCGCCGGGATTCAGGCTCAAAATAGCGCCGGGGCCAAGTTCAATGCTGCTTTGGTCTTGCGCGTCGATCAGCATATCCGGCGGCAGCATTTCGCCAAACGGGCGGGCGTCGCTTGCCACGCCCTGCTTCACAAACACGGTAAACATGGCACTAAGCACCGCCGCCGTGATTTCGGCGTCCGTGTAGCGGCCCAACTGTTTCAGGGTTTCCAGCACCGGGGCCAGCATGGGCACACCGCGCCGCTGTCCGGCCCGCTCCCGGTTCATCACATGAAGTACATTCCGCCGCCCGGTGGTCTTGGTGTAGGCTTCAACCCGCGTCCAGTGCGGCCCGCCCCCGGCGCAGTCAGCCCCCAGCCATATTCCCCGTTCAGGATGGCCGCCATTCCCATCTCGAAGGCCGCCGAGCTGGAAAGCCCG